ATGCGATTGCTGAATTTACAGAAGTCATATCTTCACTTCCCCAATCTTCTTTAGCAACCATTAACTCAAGATGTTCTTTGTTTCTTCTTACAGCATCTTGTTTATCTTCAGTAGATTCATCTGCCATCTGCGTTCCATCAATGATAGCATTAATTAAATCTACAGAATGTCCCATAGCTGTATAGTCTTGTGCTAATTGTTCTGCATTTCTTGTTTCTTCGCTCATAATTGTCTCCTATTCTGTTGCACACGCAACTTGTTTAGTTTTATCAAGTTTTTTGTATTCATCAATAATTAATTTAGGTTCAACCATGTTGTTTCTAGGGTCACTATCAATGAATTTTTCTTCTTTCCACTTATCTTTCATGTGGAATTGTAAGTTTTTATTGTGAGAATAACCAAACTGTGTCCACCTTGTAGAACCCCAAATGACTACTCCATGCTTTTCTGCTGATGCTGAGAAATGATTTAAGCAACTATCTATGCTTACAAAACCCATAGCATCTTTCATTAACTCATGTACTTCTGACCAATGCAAATCACATTTAATTGTATTCATATATGCTGGTTCATTAGGTAAAGTACAATCAATAATTGTTGCATCTTTATATTCTTCTTTTAGCATATTGATAACTTGCTGTGCTAAGAATGGTTGATAGTTTCTGTTTGGGTTAATGTTATTATAATTTCCATCATAAGTTAATGGAGATTGACCACCAGAAAATTGAACAAGAATATATTTTTCAATATTATTTTTGTCTAACCACTTCTTAACATTTTCTTTTAAGTGTTCTGTGTAAAGTTTAGGTTTCATATTTACATCAAACTCTACATCATGCAAATTACAATAGCTTTCTATTATGTGTTGCTTACCAAACTGAAAATTAGATTTGTAAGGTTCACTATAATAAATATTTTCAGATGCCATAATTCTTGGGTCTTGGATTGGCAAGGATTGTTCAAGAACTAATTTTACATCTGGGTTATTTGCAAAGCATTGAATATAAGGTGTATATATTTGTACTTCGGATTTTTGTTTTAGCTTTGGGATTAAAGAGGTAAAAGCTGTGCATTTTCCTATGCCACCCTCTACTACATAAGTGTTCATTATTAAGTTTCTAATGCTTCTATTCTAGATTTCAAGTCTTCGTTTTGTGATTTTAATTCTTTTATTGCATTGACTAATACAGGCACTAATCTTTCATATTTTAAACCATAAGCTGTGTCATCTTCGTTTAGATTAACAACCAACATATCTTCTTTATTATTAGCAAAACCTATTTCTTGTTCTAATGCTAATACGTCTTGAGCCATAAAACCAATATGGAGTTTATTTCTTTTTTTACTTCCATCTGGTGTAATATCTAATATGCTTTGATTGTCATCTGTTACATACCAACTTCGTTTATCCCATTTATAAGTTTTAGGATTTAATTTTGTTACAAAATCTAAACCATGTGTAAAATCAGTTATATCAGCTTTATCTCTTTGGTCAGATGATGAAATAGATGTATCTGCACAATATAGGTTTGTAATATTATTATCTCCAAGAACTACATTATTACTTCCTGTTGTAATTGCACCTGATGGAGAAGATGCTCTACCAGCTTCAAATCCTAACAATAAATTATTAGACCCTGTTGAAATATTATATCCTGCGTTTCTACCTATACCAGTATTACTTTCACCTCCATTGGTATTAAATAACGCAAAATAACCAAATGCAGTATGATAACAAGAAGTTGTATTAACAGCCATAGCTGCATAACCAACTGCTAAATTGTAATAACCTGTTGTATTATTTGCTAAAGCACCTTGACCGACAGCAATATTATGAATACCTGTTGTGTTATCTTGTAAAGCACAAGTTCCTATTGCTACTTGTTTATCACCTGTTGTGTTAGATAATAAAGCATTTCTACCAACTGCTACATTTTCATTACCAGTGGTGTTATTTACTAAGGCACTTACACCCATAGCAATATTACAATTACCTGAAGTATTAGCTCTTAAAGAACATAATCCCATTGCAGTATTGTTTGCACCTGTCGTATTAGCATAAAGTGATTGAAAACCAACTGCTGTGTTGTTATTAGCTGTGGTGTTGGAACGCAATGCTTGATAACCAATACCTACGTTATTTTCACCTGTCGTATTAAAAGTAAATGCGAATGCACCTACAGAAACATTTTTAGAACCTGTCGTATTAGCACAAAGTGATGCTTGACCTATTCCAATATTACAATTACCTGTCGTATTACAAAATAATGCTCTTTGTCCTATAGCAACATTACGAAAACCTGTCGTATTATATGATAAAGATTGTTGTCCTACAGCAATATTACAACTTCCTTCTGTATTGTTAGATAATGCCTCTTTACCTACTGCTGTGTTCTCAGTACCTATTGTATTTTGTCTAAGCGACCATAAACCAACTGCAGTATTACCAGAACCTGTCGTATTACAAATAAGTGAAGCATAACCTAATGCTACATTATTAGTACCTGTAGTATTAGCAAAAAGTGATTGATAACCTACTGCTGTGTTGTTTGAAGCTGTGTTATTACATAAAGACCTTTCTCCAATAGCAGTATTTTGACTACCACTAACATTTGCTCTTAAAGTTTGTGAACCTAAAGCTATATTATTGCTTCCTGTTGTATTAGCAGTTAAAGAATATCCTCCAACACTTGTATTACATAATCCTGTAGTATTAGAACATAAAGATGATACACCTAATGCTGTATTAGTGTATCCTGTCGTATTAGAACAAAGTGCTAGATAACCTACTGCTGTGTTGTTATTTGCTGTTGTGTTATTTCTTAATGAATCTGTACCCAATGCTACGTTAGATGTACCTGTTGTGTTAGACCTTAAAGAACATTTACCAATTGCTGTATTATCATTTGCTGTGGTGTTACATAATAAAGCATTTAAACCTACTGCTGTATTATAACAACCTGTAGTATTATAATATAGTGCGTATGCTCCTATTGCTGTGTTCCAACAGCCTGTTGTGTTAACTGTTAAAGAATTAGAACCTACTGCTGTGTTATATTCTGCTGTTGTGTTAGCATTTAAAGATAGATGACCAACTGCTGTATTATTAGAAGCTGTGGTGTTAGACAGTAAAGCGTTAATGCCAACAGCAGTATTACTACTGCCAGTAGTGTTGAATAATAAAGATTGAGTTCCCAATCCTGCATTATTATTCCCTGTGGTATTTGAGCTTAAAGTTCTTCTACCAAACGAAATGTTGTCACTTCCGCTAGTGTTTGCGTCTAAAGATTGATAACCAACTGCTGTGTTTCTATTGCCGCTTGTATTAGCAACCATTACGTCACTACCTAAAGCAGTGTTTTGCAGTCCAGTTAAAGAGCCGCTAGATAAGGAATTATCACCTAAAGCTACGTTACTTGTACCTACAGGATAATTACCATCTAGTTTGATTGTGCCACCATCTACACTAACATTACCAGCAACAGTTAATCCATCTGTAGTGATTGTTCCTACATTATCAATGTTTCCTGTGCCTGTTATATCGTTTGAGTTTAGGTCTAGGTTTCCACCAAGTTGTGGGGTTACATCATCTACAACATTTGATATTCCACCTTGAATAGTTGACCAAACAGAACCATTGTAAAATTTTAATTCATTGTCAGTAGTATTAAAGAATAAATCCCCTTCATCTAATGAAGTAGTAGGGTTAGTTGCACCAATTCTATATCTTACTGCAAATGTATTTATATCGGTAATATTGTTTGCAGCAGTTGTAACATTAGTATCAATAGCAGCTACAGCACTTACATCTGTATCTATTGCAGCTACACTTGAAACATCAGCAGATATTCCAGCAACAGTCGTTACATTAGCACTAATTCCTGAAACAGTAGTTATATCTCCTGATATACCAGCAACAGTTGTTACTTCAGTTGCAATAGGAACTAATCTATGAAAAGTATAAGTATTTAAAGTTGAGGTAGTTTCTACCAACATTCCATAACCATTAGGTATAGGACTGCCAATACCTGCTGGAATAGAATTAATAGTTACAGTAGCACCAGCAGTTGTTTGAGCATCTGTTGAAACTCCAGTACCAGTATTATAAGTCATACCTCCAGCATCAGCGATTGATACAATAGTACCTGCACCATCATTAATATCTGGAT